ATACTTATAATTGTGTACCCTATCGCCAATACTAAAGATATAGTTTGAAGATAAGGATTTGCTTCGCTCACACTAATCCCAAGTGCAAATAGATTCGTTACTGCTATCTTCAAATCTTCCATTCTATTGTGTACTTCGAGATACTTTAATATCTTGATAATTAAGGTCGGAACTTGACAATTTTATTGACCAACCAGTCCCAATAGATTTTTTAACTAACCTCCAAGAGTTTTGACTTCTTTTTTTAAGATTTGAAATCCAAACTGAACCACTTAAAGAAGTTGCAAGTTCATAAGGTCCCCATTGAAAAAATGCGATTTCACCAAAGAAACTTGCCCCATAATTAGTTGATGAGAAAAAACGTTCACCAACTGTATTACTTGCCCAAGGGTCAGCCATACTCCAATATTGACCATCTCCTGTTGTTACTATTGACCTAACAGATAAACCAATTTGTAAACTTCCATCCCAAGTTGTACCACCACTTGTTGTTCTTATTTGATAGTTTGTTCCATTAACTAAAGCGTGTATTCTTTGACCATCTTCTGACATTCCAACACTATTCCAATTTGCGTTAGGCAAATAAGCATTAGAAGAAATATTTGAAAAACTTTGACCATAATTTGAGGATAAATACAAACCCCCATTATATTGTCCGTAAAGCATATATTGACCAGTTGTAGAAATTGCCACACAATTTATATAACCTGAAATTTGTGTTTGTAATTGTGAACCGTAATTTTTTAAAACCCAACAACCACTTGTGGTTGAAATTATTTGATATTCACCAGTTTGACTAAAGGCAGCATCTGTTGTTGCCACAGAACCGAAGTTGTAATAATTTGAAGAATAAGTTCCGTAAGTACTTCCTCCGTCGGTGGACAAAACAGACCCATTACCAGATGAGTCAAAAAGACCGATATATTGACCGTCACCACTAACCGCACACTTTGTTTTTAAGTTTGTATTTGGTAAATTAGTTATTGTGCTATAAGTTTCCCCATAATCGGTTGAATGGATATAATTAACACTCCCAACTGCAACGACATATCTGCCATCATCTGGACCAACAAAGCCCTCAGATTGACTAATAAGTCTTTTATTAAATCCCATATTTAAAAAGTATAATCAATTAAACTTGCTTTTGTTGTTTTAGAATTTATATTTTCCTCGTGTGTTGCACATTCGCTTCTTAAATTTGACCTTTCATCAATTATATTTTGCGGTGGTGCAATACCCTCTTGACCTCTTATGATATACCAATCAGTCACAGCAAGTTTTAAATTGTAAAATAATTTTAATTCAGCAATTTTTTGTTCTTTAAGTTCAGCAACCGTTTCTGTATAGGTTCTTGATTCAACTGGGTATGTGAATACTTCACTTTCAGCATCAAAATATATGTCGCCAAGTTGCTCAGATTGTTTTGTAGTTGGTGTTACAACATCGTAAAATCCAAGACCTTTCAATTCTTCGTCCGACATATAATTAACCCCAAGAGTATTATTCCAAGTTTTTGGAATTGATAAATATGTTTTAATTGTACCGTTTATACTTATTGCTTTCATTTTATATTATTTTTAAGATGGGTCTGTGTCGCTTGTGTATGTTGCAACCGAATAAATTAAAATTGCATCTGAATCATTGTCATCGACACAAGTTAATTGAATATGATTTGATGCTGCTCCGTCATAAACACCAGTACCTGCTTGATTAATTGTAGAAGTAGTAAAACTATCTGCCAATGTAATGGTTTGCGCCCCTGTTACAAGAATATCAATTACTTGACCCTTCTTGATGTTTTGGATGTTTAATGTTGTCGCACCAGTAAGCGCAGAAGTCAATTCAAATATTCCATAAGAAGATGCATCTAAGTTGATTGTTCCACTTGTTGTCGCAATGTCTTGTTTTTCGGTGTATCTTGCTGCAAGTTGGTCGTGGTCAACAACGTTATCTTGAATAGTTAATATAGCTGAACCCTCAACATCTCCTGTATGGTATGCATTATAAAAATTAATAGTTCCTTCAGGAATATCATCTGTGTCAAGTGTAACAACTCCTGTTTGTCCGTTTACCGAATCAACATCTCCTGTATCGTCTGAATACAATTCCGTAAAATTGTCATTAACCTTGTCGAATGCCGTTCTGAGGGGGTCTCCTGTCCCGTCGTTAGCGGTTGTTCCAATATTTATTGTTTGTTTAGCCATTTTTTATTTTTTTATTCTTGTGTTGCATCTGCGGTATAAAGTGTTGTATCAGCAAAAATATTTGTGTCATCGGCAGATAATAATAAAACTCCTGCCCAACAAGTTGGTGCTGAATATAAAGGTATTGCATCAGTAGTTTCTGCTGTATCTCCAAACCACGTAGAACAATATATCTTCCCCCAATTTATGCTATTTGCCATTTTTTACTTTTTCTATTTTAGCTAAGAATTTTTTTAACTTAACTATATTTACTTGTTTTGGTTTGTACTTTTTTATAATACCCATCCGTTAAATAAGCTGTCTTTATCGGGATATACATCCTCGTTATTGTTTGTATTATACTCAGGAAAACTGCTTATATTATATGTAACGTAATCAATCATCCTTCTTGTGTAATATTCTGCAAATTCTCTTTCTTTATTAACTAGATAATCTACTTCGTTTTTACTAACGCTTTCTGCGTTTTCACTGATATGTTTAAATACACCTCCGTTTTTTACTTGATATGCAGCAAAGGGTAGGTAATCTACCATAGCATAATGTATCAACATAGGCTGTACATATGTGTTTACTAGTGTAAGATATGCGCCTGCTAAATCATCGTCTAATATATCAGTGCTGATTTTATCATATAGCTTACTGCCTAAAAAGTTTCTGATGTGTATTTCTTGTGCTATTTTTATAAACTGTATAAATTTATCAGTATCAACATTACCATCTAAAATAGTGTTTTTTACTAAATCTGTCCGAGATATAAATAGTGCTGTTGCCATTAGTCAAATGCTTTATCTTGTTTTGTAGTCCAATTTTTAGGTTCTAAGAAACCTCTTTTGTTTTCATCCAAGTCTCTAGGTCTTTTAGCTACCTCAGACTCATTTTTAGGTGGTTTTAAGCCTTTTTTTCTTGCTTCATTAACACTTATCTCACTTTTAGGATTTTTAACATCAGGAGCAACATCTACTGCCATATATGTTTTTCTCATCCAAAAATGACGGCACGAACCTCCTCCTTTGTATAGCCAAATATCATAAGTGTCTGCACCCTCAGGACCCCAACCCTCATTTACAGGCATCTCTCCCATTTTAATTATATCTTCCTTTCTATATAGTTTAGCTTCCTTAACCATTCTAGAACAAAAATCTCTACTCTCCTCATCTGCTTTTAGTGGAGCATATTGATAACGCACTTTAAATTTCATATTATCAATACTTGTATCTTGCTCACTATTTGCATTTGGTCTAGCTACTCCTGTAGATGCTAGTCCAATCATTTTATCTAAAGTTTCTTCTTGGTCATAGTCAACTTCTCTTTCATCAACTAATACCCAATTTTCTAAATCCTCATCTTCTCCTAGTTGAGTAAGTTCATCAAATACTTTATCACTTACAAAATTATACTTAGACATTTCAACACCTGTTTCCTCTTCTTTTTCCTCATCAGAAATATCTGCACTATCTAATACATCTTCGTTAAATTCTAAAGGTTGTAGTGTTTCAAAATATAAGTTTAAACTAATACCATTAAAAGCTAGTATTTGGTCAAAGTTATCTATAAGTAGTTCTTGAAAAGGTTTTATTACAACATTGTTATTTAATATAGAAGCTGTTTGTAACTCTTCTGCATTATTTCCTAATCCTGTGTTATCTTTTATTCCAAATAACATAGGAGAAACTATCCTATGACTTACTAATATTTTTTTAGATGACTCGTCTGATAAAAACTGATATTGATTATGTGCATCACTTAGTTGCACAGGCTCTAATGTAGCACCTGAATCTACGTTATCATTAAAAGATAAAATAAACTTACCTGCTGCTGAACTACCGCTAAACTTATCATAAATGCGTCTTTCTATTAACTCTCTTTCTTCCTCATTAGGAATACCATTATTAAAGTTAATTAGCATAGATGGAGCAAGTCCATTTTTAATGTTATTTAAATGATAGTTACTTATTTCTTCTTCTAGTTCTGCGTATTGCAAACCACCTTGATAGTCAACAGGACTGTAATAGTAAAAACCTGCTCTATAAGGTTTAACACATAGTATTTCAATAGCTTGATTAGAAGTGCCAAAAGCAGGAATACGCTGAGGTGTTTCATTAGGCTTTATATTAAGCCAATCTGAATGATAATAATAACCCTCTATCTGATTGCTAGATTCATTTACTTTTTCTGCTCGTATTGTTTCAATAGGCAGATGTTCTACCTGTGCAATCTTAGTTCTATCCTTAGAATAAATAACTTGTATCGCACATTGACCCATTAATTTTAAATCATAGCAAAACTTTCTAACTGTATCTTTTTTAAATAAAGAAATCATTTGTGCATATTCCTCAGGCTTTCTATCTGAGTCAGTTGCATTTAATCCCTTACCAAATATCATTTCTGATAGTCCGTTAACTATTGCGTTATTAGTAGGACTGCCGTTGTATCTATCTATTAAATACTGATAATAGTCATTGTCTTGACCATAAGATACCCAATCTTTATTTCTAACTTCCTTAATTTCAGGAGAAGTATAGTTGCTTAAATTTACTATTCCAAATTGTTTCATATTATAATAAAGTCGTTGTCAAAACTAGTATCTGATGTGTATGTTCCACTATTAACAGTATATTCCTCGTTAGAGGTTTGGTCAATACCTTGGTCAGTACAAAATATTTTATCCTTATAAATTATAGTACCATCGTTTTTTTTAAGTACCATATCGTAAAATCTACCCTCTTTTAGTATAGGGTCGAAAGTAATAGCTACCTGCAAATGATTTTGGCTTTCTGTGCCTGTTAAACTAGTATAGTTTGTAGTTGTATTAGAACTATCGTCCCTAATATCTGCACTTAAACTTGTTACGTACTCTCTAGGTATAACTTTAAATGTTTGCTCTGATGCACTTGTAGTTAAAACTTTCATATTCATATAACGAAAGTAACTAATAATATTGCAAAAAAAAAGGGTAACATTTCTGCTACCCTCTTTTACCAAATGAAAAACAATTATGAGTTTGTTCCTACTGTTATAGTTGCAGTAGCACTTGTCATTCCATTATATGGGTCGGAAGCAGTTGGACTAGCAACAAAGTTCGCAGGCTTTAATTCCTGTCCTGTCAATGTTAAAGTATAACCACTAAGGTCTCCCATAGCTGCACCTGTTACAATAGTACCACCTGAAACATCTGCTCCGTGTTCTAATCCCATAACAAAAACATTACCATTATAGTCCTCAACAGCAACGTGAGGTCTGCCATAAGCAAGTAACTTTATTTCAGCGTGGTCTTCTTTACTTAATTTGTGTAAAGTAAGATTTAATGTTTGCTCAAAGAAAGTTGTGCCATTTTCTCTTGAAGAAGTAATAGTTTGTTCGAAACTACTATTTCCTTTTACTTCATATTTGTAAGCTGTAAAAGTACCTGACATATCAGTTATCTCGTCTGCTGTTTGTGTTACTGTTCCGAAATCTCCGAAATCAGTAAAATAAACTGCTCTTAGACCACCAACTACGTCTTTACACGGTTCTTTACGCCCTCTAGTTAAATCACAAGCCATATTATATATTTTTAAAATTAAAAAAGGGCAGGTAGGCTCTTATTGGCTCACCCACCCTTAATTTATTGGTTAATTTAATTATACTGAGTAAAGAACGATGTCGCTACCGATTCCGTACTGTACACCTGCTGTATATCGCATTACAATTCTCACATTTTGAGAACCATCAATATCAGCCATATCAATTACCTTAACTTCATTTTGGTCAGACATTAAGCCTGTGCCAAAGAAAAGGTTGCTTTTTTCTGCTGCTACCATTGTATTGTTTGGCAATCCATTAGCAGTAAACAATCTCACACCATCAAAAGATAAAGTACCATTAGTGTACCACTGAGTACCTTGAGCATCGATACCTGATGCACCTACGTTAGTTGCGAAACCACCTAATGCTCTTACATATGCTTTTGCAACATTTTGAGAAACATAAATAGTTAAATCATCGCTACCATAAAGAGTTGATGGAATAGCATCTACTACTTTTCCTAGTTCAGCAATAACATCTCCTGAATCAACTGTTGTACCTGTTACATCATTGATATCTGAATCAGCTAACATTAATTCTTTGAATCCACCAAACTCTCCTGCTGTTGCTGACGCACCATTCCAAATAGTTTGCTCAGTTTTTTGTGCAACTTTTGCAGCTACGTGACCTAATAAAAAGTCACTAAATAAAGGAGGAAGGCTATCGTGTGCGCTGTAACCCATTTGAGCAGCTTCCCAATCTGAATGAAAGTCTTTTTTACAAAGCTGTAAGTTAACTTGTAACTCAGTTGGTTGTAAGATTCTTTCTTCTAAGGTTACTGTACTTGTAGGGTCAAAATCACAAGTAGCGTCTTTTACAATTGCATCAGTACTAATCTTCTTGATGACTTCTTTGAATTTTACATTAGGTTTAACAGTGATACCACCATTTTCTAATGTGTTACCAGATAAAAGTGCTGCTGAAATATATTCACCTGCAAATTCACCTGCATAAGTTGTAGTTATTGAAGTTGTTGTTGCCATTTTATTTATTTAAGATTTTATTCATTACAATGTCTAAAGTGTTTACAGTTCTTTTTTGTGAGTAAAGCACTTTTTTTGTTTTTTGTTTCGCCTCTGGATTATGCTTGATTGGCTCTGCTGCAGGTTGAGAAAGTTCTTGTTTCAACTCTTCAGCTTCTTCCATTTCTTTTTCATCATCCTTATCTCCATAGGCTCCCATTTCTTCTTTTATAGACATTACCATTTCCTTAAGAGCATCAAACTCATCTCTTGTAGGATATTTAGTTTCGTCTAATTCTTCTTCTTCTTTTTCAGGCTCTTCTTCTGGTGTTTCCTCAGCTTTAACTTCTACTGAATTAATAACACCATCTTCTAAAACCTCTAAAGTTCTACCATCTTCTAGCTGATACTCTCCTTTAGGTAAAGCTACTTTTTCATCTTCTGTAAGAATAAAAACATCTTTGCCTGCTGCGAAGTCATCTGCTTCTAAGACAGTTCCGTTGTCTAATTTTAATTGTGCTAAAACTACCTGTGGTTCTTCTTGAACTTGCTCAGATAATTCGACGCCCAATAGGTTTTTAATTTCTTTTAACATTTCTACTGGATTTTTCATACTTATATTACGTTACTGGTTTAAAATTTTGCATTTTCAAGTTCCATCTCCTGTTACATTACCTATACCTTGAGAGAAATAGTCTTCGCCACAACATTTTCTTGAGTAAGTACCGTTTCTACATAAACAGCCTCTTTTACTGTTATGTGGTACTGACATTCTTCTGTCGTAGTTTTTTTTCTTTTTCATTATCCTGCGTTTTGTGTACGTTGTATAAAGTAAATAACATCCCATATTAAGGAATCACCACCAACAG